CCGACGAGTCGGAGATTCTCACGCATCTTCTTTGTCAACTTGTCAACGTCACGTAGCTCCCAACCCTCTGGGACCTTATCCTGCTCCAAATGCCCTTTCGAAACAGGAAGAGGCCTTTCGGACTCCATGGAGAGGTAATGCGCCTCTCGATCCCAGAGGTGGCTATGAATGAGCTCATGACGATAAACAGGGAGACCTAGTCCACGGGAAACAGACCTGTCAGAAGACAGGATGTACTTAGCATTCCACTTCAAGAACTCAATCCGAAGCAATGATCGCCTGGATCCAAAGAACCCAGGGCAGAACGAGCTGTACCTCCCTCGCAGAGTTTCCACTCCTCCACAATCGGTCCGAAGACCGAAAGCAGACGAGCGGATACAAGGTACTATATCAACTCTTCGATCAAAAGCCTTGAATAAAGTGCTATTCAGTGAAAAGTAACGACGATCAACCATCGTCTTCCCGGGTGAAAGGACTAGACCGGATCGGCCAACTCCCTCCCTCCAACGATCGTACTCAGAGGGGGTGCCCCTGAAGACAATATCGTCCCCGTTGATGCGCACGGGTCCACTCGATCCAGAAAAATACCTGAAAGCCAGGTAATTAACCAGACAGAGGAGGGGGAAGCTAACCAAGTTTCCCATCAACTGACCGCGTTCCTGATAAACAACCGGGCCATCATCCTCCCACTGCATGGGAGTTCGGAGCAGTTGTCTACCGAGATCTGCAATTCCTCTCGGAATCTGAGTCGCCTGGTTAAGGATCAGGTCCAGTAACTCACGCTGAACCCAACCATTAAGATTATCAGTAGCGGATTCATAGTCGCCACTGACAAAAACTTGCCCTGGTTGAGGCGAAAACTCAGCAAATCTCCGCGGTTTTGCGTCCCCACGCAAAAGCCACTTGAAACGCGAAATGTGGTTATAGATAGCGGTATGTAGAGGCCTAGCTAAATTACAATTAACGTCACCAACGCTAATTGTCCTCCACTTACCCCCCGTCTCGACAGACCGAAGTCTGGACGGACAAATATCAATGGGAGACTCCCTCGTGAGAGCCTCCAAAACAAACGTCTGGTGCCTTGTCCAACCCCTACAGGCGTTTGCTTTCTCGATGGCATGCTGCAACTCATTAGGAGACGCTGCAAACTCGGATGGTAAATCCGAGTAACTAACACCATCAAGCAGATATTCAGCTCTAGAACCACCCTCGGTCAGACCTCGCGTCCGACAAGACTTAATGGGCAAAGTAGCCGAAAGACAAGCATTCGGATACAATGTTAAGTCCCAGCCGGGAGGAAACAGCTTAGGCACTGTCTTTCTTACATATCGGAGGAAACCCTGATCGGGTTGGGGAGAAGGCTCCGACATTTTTTTTGCGTAAGAAGCGAGATCAGGCCGAGGTGACGGCAAAACTTTCCGGAAAAGAAATAGTGACATGAAGACAGACCGACGGCCATCTTGCGATAACCGGGCCCGCCTCATGAATTCATGCCACGGATGTAGACTAGGAGTCTGAAGTCCCAATTCACAAAAAGACTTCAGCCAACTCAAGCGATCCTGAGCCGTTCGACCAGAAGGTGTAGGCATTGGAAAGGAAACCCCAAAGGGCTTCCCGACCGTCCGACAAAACACCTGCCAACGTCGCAGCACAGGGCAACCAGCCAGCAACAACGCATCGCGTTTCACGTTGCTGGACCTTGGTATGGACATCCCACGAGAGATG